ATGTCAGATAGTGATGCTCTAGAAATGGCTTTATTAAATAAAGATTTTATACCAGCTCCGTCAGCTATTGCTGCTGAGTACATATCAAGAGGCTTTTCTAATTATCAAGGGAATAGATAGTTAGTGAATATAAACACTCAGAACGTATCACAGGCAGAAGAAGTATTTGAATTAGCTAGTAAAGATTTAATATCATTTGGCAAGCTGTTTCTACCTGATGACTTCATGCGCAGCGAAACTCCTCCCTTCCACTATGAAGTCTCAGATGCAATAGATGATAAATCTGTTAAGCAGCTTGCTATTATTCTCCCTCGTGGTCATGGAAAGACAGTACTGACTAAAGCTTCAATTCTTAAAGACTTTGTTTTTTGCCCTAAAGATGATATGTTATTTTATGCTTGGGTATCAGCAACTCAGAAACTATCTGTTGGTAATATGGATTATATAAAACACCATCTTGAGTTTAATGATAAATTCTTATATTACTTTGGGAAGACTAAAGGAGGCAAGTGGACAGAAGAAGATATAGAATTATCTAATGGGTGTAAATTAATATCTAAATCTAATGTATCTGGTATTCGTGGAGGTGCAAAACTTCATAAAAGATATGACTTAATTATACTTGATGACTTTGAACACGAAGCAAATACTATTTCAAGAGATGCCCGTGATAAGAATGCTAACCTTGTAACTGCTGTCGTCTACCCTGCTATTGAACCTCATACTGGAAGATTAAGAGTTAATGGTACCCCAGTTCATTATGATTCTTTTATTAATAATTTACTTATAAACCATGATAGAGCTAAATCAGATAATAAAGACTTTGCTTGGAAATTAATTACATATAAAGCTATTACAAAATCAGGAGAATCGTTGTGGCACTCTTGGTTTCCTAAGAAAAAGTTAGAAGAAAAGAAAAAATTCTATCATGATTCTGGACAAGCTTCTAAGTTCTACCAAGAATATATGATGGAAGTTCAAAGCGCTGAAGATTCATTATGGTCAAGAAAACATATAAAATATTGGAAAGGTTTTTATGAATATGGAGCTGATGACAACCAGAGTTATCTTATTATAGACGGTGAAAAATTCCCTGTTAACTGCTTTGTAGGGTGCGACCCTGCGACAGACATTGATACAAAAGAAGCAGATTTCTCTGTTATAATGTGTATCGCAATAGATAGTGATAATAATTTATATACCCTTGAATACGAAAGGCACAGGAGTATTCCTACTATAGGAGCTAAAAATGCTGAGAATGAAGTTATAGATAGGAAAGGTGTTGTAGACTACATATTAGAGATGCATCAAAAGTATCATTGTATATCATCTACTGTAGAAGATGTAGCTATGAATAGAAGTGTATTCCAAGCATTGAATGACGAAAGAAGAAGACTAAATAAATTTGATGTAGCTGTTATTCCAGAGAAGCCAGGAGGTAGGCAGAAGATAAATCGTATATATAGTGGTCTTTCTGGCAGATTTAGCATGGGAACGGTACATATTAGAGAAAATATGTTTGATTTAACCAACGAAATTGTTACTTTTGGACCTAGAATGGCTCATGATGACACTATAGAGGCTCTTTTTTATGCAAACTTGCACTCATTTCCGCCAAATATGAAGAAAAATAAAGAAAATAGTACATGGTTTAAGCCAAAACGTAAAGCAAAGAGCTGGATTGTAGCATAATGCCTAAATGAAAAGGTACATACGGCACAAAAAGAGGTAGACCTCCTAAACCTAAAAGGAAAAAGAATGCCAAGATTCGGAAGAAGAAGTAAAGAACGTCTTAAAGGCGTTAATTCAAAACTCGTTAATGTCCTAAATGAATTAATTAAAATCATGGATGTCACTATCATAGAAGGAGTGAGGTCTAAAGAAAGACAAGCAGAACTCCTTGAAAAAGGAGCAACGAAGGTTAAATATTCAAGGCATATGGAAGGTAAAGCTGTAGACTTAGCTCCTTATCCTATAGATTGGGAAGACAGAGAAAGATTCCATTACATGGGTGGTATGATTCGTGGTATAGGAAAACAAATGAATGTTAATATACGATGGGGTGGCGACTGGGACTCTGATGGTGAAATTAAAGATAATTCATTTGATGACTTAGTTCATGTGGAGATAAGAGATTAAAATGTCTTTAATAGGTGATAGAAGGTCATTATTAGATATTGTTACTGGTGGTAAATATAAAACTTCATCAGATATTCCTCAAATGTCTACTACAGGTAAAGTAACTCCAGAGAATTTATCATGGTTATATGAAAGATTTTTCCCAGATAAACAATATGATGTCAAAGGAGGCCCTGGTTTTGCTCTCGAAGCAGTATCTCCTGCTGGAATAATTAAGAAAGCTAATACGGCTAAATCTCTGTTTCAGGGATGGAGAGATAATTTATATGCATATGCAAGTACTCTTAGTAAAAAACAGCGTAAAAAAAGTGGTATAGATGGAATTATTGCGAGGGCTTGGGATGAATTAAGTTATGCAGCTGAAACTAATGACATACCTTTTGTTCAAGGAAAACTGCAATCTATTAATAAACATGAAGGATTTAATAAGTTTGTTAAAGTACCAGATATTACTACTGAAGGAGTTGCTGGAGGTGTTTTAAAACAATCTAAGAAAGTAAGAGGTGCTCCTATTCAACAACAAAAAAGAATAGTTGAATCTCCAAAAAGAATTGAGCAAAGAGAAACTACTAAAAAAGCTAAAAAAGAAGCAAAAGCTGGAGGAGAACCAAGAAAGAGATTGGTTAGGGAATATTAATAATGGCAAGAAAAACACAAAAGACAAAAGCTGGAAAGAATAAACAACTGTGGGATAGAGCGAATACATCATATCGTTCTAAATGGCAGTCAATATCTCAGAAAGGTTATGATTTCTATCTTGATGAGCAATTAACTAAAGAAGAAATAGAAGTATTACAAGAATCTGGGATGCCTACATTCACAATTAATAGGGTAACTCCTATTGTTGAGATAATGAAATACTTCGTTACAGCTAATAATCCAAGATGGAAAGCAGTAGGAGTAACAGGAGATGATACTGATATTGCACAAGTTCATTCAGATATAGCGGACTATTGCTGGCATCTGTCTAATGGTAAATCTATATATAGTCAGGTAGTTCTTGATAGTCTAACTAAAGGTATTGGATACTTTATGGTAGATATTGATGCTGACCAAGATAGAGGAATGGGTGAAGTTATATTCAGTAGAGTTGACCCTTATGATGTTTATGTAGACCCTTCTAGTAGAGATTTCTTATTTAGAGATGCTTCTTTTATTACAGTTAGGAAGAATCTTACAAGAACTCAGTTAATAAATATGTTCCCTGAGTTTAAGACAAAGATTAAAAAAGCAGCTGCTGCTTCTGAAGTAGTTTCATATTCACAAAGAGATATTGATTTATCAGCTAATATACAAGGTGAAGATATTACAATGGGTATTAAGCCTGATGGAGAAGATGATGATATAATCCCATACTATGAGACATATACTAAAGTAAAGCATGCATATCGAAATGTTTTTATAAGAGTAAAGCCTTCTGAAGAACAGATGGAAACTATAAGAATGGAAGTTGAAGAGAAGTTAACTGATTTCCAAAAAGAGATAGAAGTTGGTCTTATAGAAAAACAAATGCAAATAGAACAAGCTGTCCAAGCTGGTGAGATTATACCTGAAAGAGGCAAATTAGAATTAGAAAGAGCTCATAAGATGGCTGCTCAAGCTCTAGAAGAACAGAGAATGCAGTTGATGTCAGAGGCTCAAGATAAAGCAACTATCATTGACCAACAAATAATGACAGAAGCTAATTATAAGATTTTACAGGAAAGTGAAGGCATTGTAGATGCGATTCCATTTTATGAGAACAGAGTGCATCTTACTTGTACAGTAGGTGACGATGTTTTCTTATATGAGAGAATATTAGAGATTATGGAGTATCCTATTATTCCTATTCCTTATATGTATACAGGAACTCCGTATCCTATGAGTGCTGTAACTCCTATGATTGGTAAGCAACAAGAAATTAATAAAGCTCATCAAATTATGTTACATAATGCTAACTTAGCTTCTAACTTGAGATGGATGTATGAAGAAGGTTCTGTTCCTGAAGAAGAATGGGAAAGATATTCATCAGCACCCGGTGCATTATTGAAATACAGACAAGGGTTCGCAGCTCCAACTCCTATATTACCAGCTCCTATTAACAATGCTTTCTTTACTGTAGTACAACAAGGAAAGTCTGATGCTGAATATATAGCAGGTGTTCCTTCAGCAATGATGGGTTTTACTCAAGAACAACCTGAGACATATAGAGGATTACTCGCAAATGATGAGTTTGGTACTCGTAGATTAAAAGCATGGATGGGTTCTATAGTAGAGCCTGCTCTTGAACATCTTGGTAAATGTTTCCAGATGATGGCTCAAAATCATTATTCTGTAGAAAAGGTATTTAGAATTGTACAACCTGAGGCTGGACAAACACCAGACCAAGAAAAAGAAGCAAGAATTAATATTCCTATTTATAATGATTATGGTAAAGTAATCAGTATGTATAAAGATTACGCTAATGCAAGGTTTGATGTGAGACTTGTAGCTGGAGCAACAATGCCTGTTAATAGATGGGCCCTTCTTGAAGAATACTTCAGATGGTTCCAAGCAGGATTAATAGATGATATTGCGATGATAGGTGAAACAGACATTAGAAATAAGAAAAGTATTGTTGAAAGAAAATCAATGTATTCACAGATGCAACAACAAATGTCATCTATGGAAGAAGCATTAAAAGACAAAGAAGGAACTATTGAAACATTAGAGCGTCAGTTAGTACAAGCTGGTATTAAGATGAAGATTGGAGATGCTGGTAATGAAATTCGTAAAGATGTATTAGATACAGAAGCTCAGCAAAAACTACTCAGAGGTATGATGAAAACAGAATTTGATAAAGCAAAAGCTGAGTTACAAATGGCTAAAAAATTAGGAGATGAAAAAGAATAGTGGCTAAATGGACTAAAAAATCATATCCAAAGATGTCAAGGAAAGGGAAGAAAAATGGCAGATGGAAAGATGGGAGCAGTCAAACTCATTATAGAAATAAAGCAAATGCGAAATCTGGGCAAGTAGTTCATCATAAAGACGGTAATAAAAAAAATAACAGCAGGTCTAATGTAAAAGTTGTTAGTAAATCCAAGCATAATAAATTACACCCAGAAAAAGGCGGGAATATGAAAAGCCGTCGCAAAAGAAGAAAGTAAAGAGTAGTTGTATTATACTATTTACCATTATTATATTTTGAACAATAAAAAGGATAGCAAATGGAACAAGAACAAGTAGGTAACGCCGATATGGCCCCTGAAAGTAATGTCCAAGAGACCACATTTGATGTTGATGCCTCTGATGACTTTTTTAGTGCATTAGACACATCTGTTAATGGAGGTATTCAAGACGACCCCGAACTTATGCAGACAACCTCAGTACAAGGTGATAATACACCACAGAGCCCTAGTGAAGTTCAGCAGCAAGGCGATGACGCTTTGCAAAAGAGGTATAGTGATTCAAGTAGAGAAGCTAAAAGATTAAACGGACAGCTTAAGGAAATTGAACCATATATGCCTATACTCGATGCAATGAGAGAAGACCCTAATTTAATTCAGCATGTGCGGAATTACTTTGAGGGTGGTGGTCAAGCTCCTCAGACAATGACAGAAAAACTGGCGTTACCTGAAGATTTTGTATTCGATGCTGATGATGCTTTCAGCACTCCTGACTCCGATTCAGCGAAAGTGCTAGGTGCAACGGTAGACGGTATTGTGCAACAAAGGCTAAATGGTGCTTTGAAAACACAGAAAACTGAAAACCAGAGGTTAGCTAAAGAGACAGCTTTTCGTCAAAAACATGAAATGACAGACGATGAGTGGACAACATTTGTTGACTTTGCTAAAACCAAATCACTTGAACTAGAAGATATTTATTATCTAAAGAATCGACAGAATAGAGAAACTAATATAGCTGATAGTACTAGAGAACAAATGGCTAGTCAAATGCGTAAAGCGCAATCACAGCCTCGTTCTTTAGCTACAGCAGGAAGCACTCCAATCGAACAATCTCCAGAAGACTCAGTATTTGATGCTATTGCAGGACTTGACTCCGAATTAGAATCGGTATTTGGCTAAATAATAGCTAAGTACCTTAATTAAACAAGGAGTTAAAAATGGCTGATTTATTTCAGTTAGAATCTGGATTAACAGAATCCTCGTCTCCTTCTGGACTTAGTCCAGCGTCATCCACTCTTTCTACAGGAGACCTTAGAAGAAAGTATAATTTTGGTGATAGAGTTTCTGAGTTAGCAATATCTCAAGACCCTTTCTTCCGTTTTGTATCTAAGGTAGCTAAGAGACCAACAGATGACCCTGAATTTAAATTCACAG